TTGTAGTTGCACCATTGACCGATGGATGGGTTCGCACTTCATACCATGTTGTAGTGATGACAATTCGTTCCAAACAATTTGGACACATCATTCTTTCACTTCCTGCAACTTGTCATATTCAGCCTTCCAAAAGTTCCGCTGGCGGATAGCCGCCGCTAAGTCCTCGCCCTTGGAATGGGCATCCAATTGGTCCCGTACCCATTGGGAGAAGTTCTTCATCTTGCTTGCGTATTCGTATGCGCTGGGGTCCAGCGTAATCATCTTATTCCTCATGTATTCGGACCAGGCACGGCGGACCTATGTATATATGTCGTAGAAAAAAAATGAAAAACTTCGTTTTCATCCTTGGTCGGATGAAATCGGTTTAGGCAACAGCCTTACGGCCCCCCATAGACCCCGGTGGGGGTTGCCGTACTTAGGCGCTTTGCCCGGTAAAGAAGATGGGAATCCGGGGATGGGCGGGTGTTCGATTGCATATGGAGTGGTTTAAGGTGGCGTGCCTGGTCGGTTGGCTATGGCTAAGGGCACACGAGACTTAATTTTGCGAGACAGACTACAATTTGATGTTGATGGGTCGGGTAATACTGATTTATTGTATGGTAGAGTTGACATGAGCGACTTTGTTAATGTAGTCAAGCGAGAGGGCTTTGCAGTCAAAGAGGTTCGTTATCACATCCGAGACCCTGCAAACCCCAACGGAGTTCTTGACCCGCTACTCGTTGGTGCTGCTGGAACTCTTGCATCATTGAAACTTTTCTGCACAACAACGGCATACGAGAATATCGCTGATGTTGGAATCGCTTCGCCCGATGTTATTTCACTGCTTGAAATGACAAGCGTTCAATTCGTGGATGCCGTGTCTGGTCTGCCTCAATGGGGCCAAAACCAATGGAACCACTATGGAACACCCGACCTTCACCCGGATGGCTACAATGTTGTCTCGGACCTGCTCATCGGTATTGGGGCATCTACTGTTTCATCCGCAGTCAGTCAAACCCTCGAAATTGATATCATGATTATTGGTGAACCTGTCAAACTCAACGAAGCAGACATGACCGAAATGCTAACACAAGGCCAAGACTTGTGAGGTGTTCGATTGTCTCGGAAACGAACTAAGAAGGAAGCCATCAAGCGGATTGATTCTGTTAATCTTGTGCCTGATACTACGGACATTAACTCACCTCGCTTGAAGATGTTGCTGGACCAATTGAACGCAGTTGAGGGAGCCGCTAAGTTTGGAGCAAAGACCCTTGTGGCCTTTGACCCGCTCAACCGATTGGCCGATGAAATAACAATCGTTCCTTATCCTATGGTTGCTATCCCCGCTCACGAAATGTACCGGCTCAGCAGCGACCCATCTTTTACCATCTACATTAGAGGGGGCGAAACAATCATGCCCACCGGTGGAAATGTGCAAGATGTTCAGCAAGTGGTCTCCGAGCTCCCCGAGGTAAAAACATCAAGCAGTGTACCGAAGAAGCGCCGAAAAAGTAAGTATCACACTGCCTATGGAAAAGCGTTCAAAAGATTGGCTCCCGACTACAAACTAAAGTCCGGTGCCTGGAAGAAAAACGGGTTCAAGCGTTGTGCTGCAGCGGCCCGGAAAATTGCGAAAGGTGAATGAACATGGCTCTTCAAGAAATACGAGAAACAATTGAAATTCCCGAAGTGGTTCTTGATGGAAACGGGTTCGGAATTGTTCAAAAGAAAATCAACCTCAAGCCTAATCAATTGCACAATGTGTTTCAAATGGACATCTTTCAAGATGCTATTCCGTCGACGGATGATGCTCCGGAAATGTTGATTGAATGGTTTATTTCACCGTACCCAATCATCTATTCAAACATGAATGTCAGTCCGGCCTTTGTCAATCGTGGGGCCAGCGCAGGGTCCGACACGGTATTGTTCAAAGCGATATGCGCAAACTATAATCCGAACACCTTTTTTGACATTCAACAGTTCCCCAATCAATCAATTGGTGCTCAAGCATCATTCACATTCTATACTCCCACTGTCTACATCACCGGCTTCGTTCATGGAATTGATGATGCAATAATTCGGAACCTTGCCTTTTCATTCTACATCGCCTCCATGACCAAAAAAGCCGGACTTGTGACTTACGGTTTAGGCATGATTCGTGAACGAAGTGTAGCCCAAGGCATGAACCTCGTTCAGCAAGGTCGCACAATCCAACCGGCGGCAAATGTCGGTCAAGTGTTTCCAATGTGGAAGTACGGCGGTGTTCGGCCGGAACGGATGTTGAAAGGAAACAACCTCAGCAATTTCTTCTTGAATCAAGAAAGTGACCAAAGCGAGACGATGCTCACCACCGATACCATCCGTAACTTTGTTGCAGGTGCAAGAAAGATGGCTGGATTTGATGAGGCCTTTGGAACCGAGACACCAACGGGTGACCCAATCCCGGAATGGATTAGGTTCGGTTTGAATCGTGGTCTTGTGTCTGGTCCAATTCGTTCCCAATTCCCTCCAAGAAAACTGTACGACAACGGAAATACCGTTATGCTTTGATTGCCGGAAACAGGAATGATCATTTCCGGAATGTGGTAAAATGAAAAAGATTGACCAGGCACAAAACGATAGAATCGCTATGTGCGAAAAGTTGCTTTATGCAATCGTCGTTCTTCAATTCCCTCAAATTGTTACCCTATTGTAAGTACAATTTGGTTTGACAATCAATGGCGGAGCGAAGACCTTCGCTCACGGCCATAGGAATCTTCGCCCGTAGATGTGGTCTCAACAATCGGGACCCTTTTGTCAACATCTTGCGATGTTTGAATGTGTCTCTGTGTTCGATAGCAATTAAGGGGAATTCTCCCCACAAAAAGAACGGTCCAATTATTTGGGTCGGTGTACGTTCAAGTTCTTCGTTGAAAATTTGATGGGCTCCTTTGACATTTTCAATAATCCAATAATTGCAATCAAGTCTCTCAATAATGTCCAGACACGCAATCAAAATTCCAAGGTCGGGGTCCACGACATTTCTTTGTTTGTTGATGCAAGAGAATTCCGTACATGGTGGAGAAGCCCATACGACGAGGGTGTCATCATGGCTGAAATTCAGTTCCGCCAATCGACGGTTGATGAGGCACAAAGTTGCGTCAACATCCGTGACATCACAAAGAAAGAGCCCTTGATTTTCCGTCAATAAATATTCTTCTATGTCAATTTTGATGGTTATCCATCCGGGTGCCTGGTCAAATGCTTGAGAAGCCCCACCGACTCCACTGCAGAGGTCAACAAAGACTTTCATTGTGTGAACCACTCCACCATACAAGCCGTAGAACAAACCTTGTGGTTTGTAGTTGCACCATTGACCGATGGATGGGTTCGCACTTCATACCATGTTGTAGTGATGACAATTCGTTCCAAACAATTTGGACACATCATTCTTTCACTTCCTGCAACTTGTCATATTCAGC